CATATTTGGATGGATTCCTCTGCAAGAATAGCAATGTTATCAAAGTAAGTTGCAATTGCTTTCAAATCCTCTGAACCGCGACTAAAGTTTGACAAGTTAATAAAACCAGCGCCTAACGTTGTGTCGTTCCATTCAGTAGGATCATCGATTGCGCTAAAATGCAGCAAACTATCGTTTAGAGCATACATTTTTGTTTTAACTGGCAATGCAAACTCACCAGGCGAGTATGCATTAATAGTCGCGGCATCGGCTCCACCATCTAAGTAGTTTTGAGCAACAGGGTCAAAAGCTGTTGTTACATCCCCTGCCGCAGTGATTGCGATAGTTAAGTTGTTAGCAGCCGATCCTGGGTCTTTGCGTATAATGTTAACAAACTGATTGACGGCTGTTGCCTCATATTCTGGGCCAGACGGAAAATCGTTAATGGCTTCGGCAATTTTCAAAGCAGTGTATGTATGCGACGTTTCCCAAGTTACCTGATCGCCAATAATGTTAACACCATCGACTGTAATTGCAGTAACCGCATTATCGACGCCGCCCGACATGTGACTAACGTTTCCAATTGTAAAACCACCATCAACGCCGAAAGTAAGTTGATCGCCATTGTCAGCTATACCGATGTTTGGCGACGTTATTATCACGCCGTTTTGGTTATACACCGCCGTATAATCTGACGGCCCATTATTAATAGCATCTACAACGGCTGCCGCTGTTGCTGTATTGCCTGTGCCAGTATGTTGAACGGGCGCACTAATTAAATCTACACCGTCAATACGCAAAAAGCGCAATTCATCACCAGGGTTTGCTGTACCACCCGTTACTCCAAAACTTGCTGTTGGCGCTGTACCACCAGCCGTCCCGCCTGTGATTTCAAACGTTGCTCTAGCACGTCCGTCAAACCAATCTGTTATGCGAACGCCGTTGTAATAGTGATAGATACGACCATCGGCAAACTGCGCTGCAACATATAGCTGACCGTCATAAAAAGTAACTGAGTGAACTTCTGTTAATTCTTCACCTGATGGGTGAGCCAACTGCACATAGTTTACGTTAGATGGTGCGTCCGATGGAAACGTAACACTTGCTGGGGCATCGCTACCAAACGTGTAAATCTGACCACCAGCCGCAGCCAAACCGATTGTGTTCGACGGCAATGTTGTAAGAGCAACAAACGCGGGGCGTTTTTCAATTTCACCGCCGCGCGTTATATGTGCATTTGTTAGTTCGATTAGTGTGCCAGGAGGCGCAGTAACATTTATTCGACGCCGATCTAAACCGCCCCTAAAATCCTCGACAAGAATATACGCCATTAGTTATTTCCTGTTGTTGCAATAAGGGGTGGCCCTTTAGGACGATACATTCCCTCTGGCTCTCCGCCTCCAATAACAAATGTCTCTGTTTTCGCCATTCGCGCTTTTAATCGTGCATAATGACCTTCAGCTTGCGCCAACTTTGCCTGTGCATCGGCTTGCTTCTGTCGCGCCAAGATTTCAAAAGCTGAGTACAAAACAATAAGCTGATCGTCTAAATCAGCTAAATCTGACTCCGCGACAAACGTACTTAAATTTTTAATTCCGTGTACTCGAACGCTGTCTATACCTGTCGTAGCATCCGAATTGTTTGCGGGGATGGGCCAAAACTCTATTTGATTGTTTTCGTGAGCGTCGTAACGACGAATAGGCGATGATCGAACACCTCTATCGCTATCATGCTGATTGTATTGAGCCGCACCAATTCCGTAATGCAGCTTAGTCCAGTAATCGCCGTGTTTTGTTTCGACGCGCTCAATACGCTCAAATACCAAATCATCGGGTACGTTGTAATATCGTTGTCCCGCCTGAATTGTTATATCACGGCGCACCCGCAAAAAAGGCCAGCTATAATCTTCCCACAATCTACGTTGGGTGCGCTGTAACATATTTACGAATACATCGCGTGTCGCTTTGCCTAAAGACGGCTGCAACGAGTGTCCTACTTCCGCCCGTAAATCCTCTATAAGCTGCCCTAACGATGTACCTCTAGCCATGTTCTATTCCTCGACATATGCCTCATTTTCAGGCGTTTCAGGATTGTCTTTAACAAAGTGACCTTTTGCTGTTCTCGCGCGTTTGCGTGTTGGCGCTTTCTTCTTAGCTGGTTTCGCAGCCTCGCGGTTCCATGACGGGTCGAGCATTTCATTGGGAATGCGAATGTCATCGATTGTTGTTGGCAAATCGCCAAACTGATTGAACTGCTTCACAACTTTATCGTCGCCGTAAAATCGTCCTAATCTGTCACGCTCTTGATCTGATGTAGTATCTAGTTCGCCGTGGACGCGAATGTTTGTTACCGCAGACGCACCGTGGATTGCTTGAAGCAATACGATTTCCGCTGGGGTTACTCTTGGTTTTGGTTGGTTTCTGCGAATATCTCCCGCTATCGCAACTGTGCATGAACATAGTTCAACCATAATATCCTCCTGAAAGTTAAGTGAAGAAGGGGCGCAATGCGCCCCCTCGTTTTTTATGCGATTTCGTAAACGCCGTGGCAGTTAAGCTGTGTCGCTGCAAGAACCGCTGTTGTGGTCATTGCACGATACATGACGTACTGATCCGCTGGACGCGCAGGGCTGTGACGCTTCATCTTTTCGCCGTCCATATAATACATGCACAGTTTTGATGAATCGATGATGTAGCAGCGCTTGCTTGGGTCTTTGCCAGTAATTGTAAGATCGTCCAAAGTTGGATCGTACTGGAAGGTCAAGCCGTTGTAGCTAATCTCGCCCATTGCGATGTTTTGCCCACGCGCAAAGCCAGTTTGCGAGTAGTTACCGTTGCGGCGTAGTTCGTCTGCAAGACGATCTAAGAACGCTGAACCACAAACCGCAATGTTTGGTCTGCCGCCGTAGCGCTTCAACTGACGCATTTCTGAATGAAGTGTTTCAATCAGTTCTTGGCCTGTTGCTGTGTTAGCGATTGCAACGTTTGTGCGGTTACGCCACCAAGTATTAGACACTGTAGATAGTCCACCAACTGTCGTTGAGGCAACTGTTGGATCATCAAGGATCAGTGTTTGGATACCCGCGATTGCGTTCGCGTCTGATGTACCGTCACCGTATAGGAAGTTATTCATACCGCGTGAATAACCTTCCATCATGTCATCCAGCTTGTCTTGGAATAAGTTTACAAGAACAGTCTGGTCACGGCCTGAGTGATTACTTGTGCCGCTTGACGTTGTGCTATCTGTAACACTGATACCGTCCTTTTTAAGTTCGGTTAGTGTCAAAGAAATACCAGCATGGTGTTCTTTCCAGCTATAGTTAGCACGTTCGATGTTTGCTGGGTTTGCATACGTCACAGTGTCGTTGTGAGTATAGCCAGCAACGGTTGTTGTGTAGTTGCCTTTTACCGCAACACTCAAGTCACCCTTACCACCAGGGAAACTTTTTGACGCGCTGTCCATCGCTTTGAGCAGCGGCTTGTCTTGTAGTGACTGTGAATAAACGTTGCCTTTATCAATATAATAATCGAGGGCAGCGTTAGCGATGTTGTCAAGTTCGGCCTGAGTAAAAGCCATTTGTACGCTCCTAACGTTATGAAGTTCCCAAAGCGTTGCCGATAGCTTCTGCTAACGATTTTGGCTCTGCTTGCGGTGAACCTCCAAGTTTACCACCTGATGCTGTTTTCATTGGGCGGTGGTTTCCAAACTTGGCACTAAAACGTTCGTTGACCTCTGCGTATGCTTGGTTTGCAAGCGATAACACTTGGTCTGGCGTCTTGGCGTAACCGTGTTCGTTAACCAAAGCCCGAATACGAGCATCGATTAGATCATGTTTAAGATCGAAGTCAGGATCGCTTTCACGGGTTTTTGCTTCCCAAGCGTTAGCAGTGTCTTTTAGACGCTCGACATATTCCAACTGCTGTTCGCGTTGTTTGCCTTGCGCCATCGCCTCTGCACGGGCGTTACTCCTTTTGGCCTCTGCCCTTGCAACAGATAGTTCCCTAGCCGCATCCTCGTCCAAGTAACCGTCGTCAACTCGCGTTTGTATGTCTTGCGGCAACATTATTCCAGCCGCCTCTGACAACGTTTGCACATAAGGTTTTAGAGCATTTAATGCTGCCATAGGATCATTTTTCATAAGAGCCATGATCTCTAAGCCTTTAGCCGCTTCATCACCCGACAGATTGTTCTCTGTAAGGTAATTCTGCATCACATCAAATTTCTCGCCCTTCTCCTTAAATGCGTTGCGCTCGTCTAACAGTTTTCTAAAACGTGGATGTGAATTAAATGGAACGTTTTCA